ACTATTGCGCTCTGTTTGAAGAGCCCTGCCCAGTGATCGGTGCTAGTGCCAAGGCCCCTGAGTGCTTGAGGAATGCTAGGAATAGAACGGTCAGGGACGAGGGAGACGATACTCTTACCAAGACCGTTCGTGAGCATGTTGATCAGGGACCAGGCAATACCTTTACAACTACTCTTCAGCGAAACTTCGCTTCTGAGGACGTTAAGGAACAGAACGAGAGAATTATTGCTGACGCTAGATCCTTGAGAGACTCCCTTAGAGATTTTGTTTCCGCTGAAAAAAAAACTTCCGAATAATTAGTTCGCCAATTGAAGCCGCCTCTGTTATTGACGCGGACGGAGTCCGCCGATTTAAGCATAAGGTGGAAGCATTCAAGATGGCGCAAGGTAGAAACCCCGGCATCGAGAGAGAAAAGATGACTGGGTTTGTTTTACTGATAGGAGCTGGTCCAGAATTGATTGAGGCCGGTGAAGACCGAGAGATCGCAATCACCAAGGCGATCAAAATTTTAGAGGAGCAGGACACAGTAGTAATAGTGTCCAAGCTCCAATCCAAATTTGGTAATTCATTTGTAACTAAAGATCAGCTGATTCTTACAAGAAGAACAGAAAAGGAGGACATATAACATGGCAAAGCCAGACCTACAACCAGTATATGTCAAGCCCGACGACGGCGTTACGCGACGACTTGACGGAAAGCTAGGCCTAGCGGTCGCTTTCGATAATCTTACAAGCGCTGCCAACGACACTGCTGCTGAGGCCGCAGGCGTTCCTATTGGTGGTCTTTATCATACATCAGGCGCTGTAAAAGTTAGACTTACATAATTATTAGCGTTTTCACTACGTTTTAGTGAAGGAAAAGGTTACGGAGTAGATGAAAGGAAGTGTGACACAAAGAGCACACCTGTCAGATATTGCGGGGGCAATAATCGGACAAACTTCAACCAAAAGGAGGAAGAATAGCTATGAACCAGATTCTTAAGTCCATGACTGAGGAAGAATTCGACGCTGCGGTTCAAGCTCGCGTAGAGGCCGCCCTTTCTTCCAGAGAAGATGCCGAGGCTCGCGCCGAGGCTGAGGAGGCCCTCAAAGAGGCTAAAGAGACATTTGAAGCACTGAAAGCATCCCTAGAGGCAAAGGATGCAAAGGTCGCTGAATATGAAGAAGCTCTTGCAAACCTCGATGTTTCCACGCCCACAGAGGCTGAGGTAGCTGCTAACGAGAAGCTAGTAGAACTCGAAGCTGCCCTACAGGAAGCAAACGATCGTGCAGTAGTAGCGCAAGCTGCTCTAGATACAATTGCACGAGAAGAGACTGCAGCAAGCCGCATGGCTGAACTTGATGAAGCTGGCGTAACCCTTGATGAAGAGAGTGCTGAAGCTCAGTACGCTAAGATTCGAGACATGTCAGACGAAGAGTTCCAGTCTTATAAGAGCGAACTATCTGCTCTTAAGGCAAAGTTTGATGTCACCGATTCAGAAGATTCGGATGAGGACAAAGTTTTGGATTTGGCCAATCTTGATGAGAATGAAGTCAAGGAGATAGCTGAAAGACTAGGATGTGACGCCGCTGATTCCAAGTGCGTTGAACTCGTCCAGCAAGTTGTAGCCAAGGTCGCGGAAGTTTCCGTAGCCCGCACTACTTCTTCCTCGGAAGATGCCGATGCAAGCGAAGAGAAGATTGAGACGGAGGAAACTGCGTCTGAAGAGGCTCTCGAAAACAAGGAAGTAGCATCACTTTCCCCAGGCGAAGCTATCGCCAAGGCTCTTGATCAAGAGCTTAGACCAAATCTTTCTATGAAGGCTGAACTAACCCAAGCATGGGAAAATGTCTATGCTGAGAAGCAAGACGATAAAAACTCTGAATAAGGAGGAACATACACATGGTATTCATTCCACGTGACCCGGTTGTACAGAATCAATTTTTAACGCATGATTCTACCTGGGTAGCCACCGCTACTGCCGGAGCTGTTGTACAGCTTTCTGGTGATCAGCTGGTTGCCGTTGTGAGTGGTACGCCATCTGGAGATCCTTACGGGTTCCTCATGCAGAACGTTAGGGCAGAGTCTTCTGCTCATCCAACTGGATTCCGACTTCCCGGCGATTTGGGTAGTTCGGACGCGTTCACGGGTGATCCCGTAGGTGTTGCCCATTTGGGTATTTATGACACCACCCACTATAACACAGGTACTACATATACTGCTGGTGTTGAGCTTACTACTGGCGCTGACGGAGTTGTTACTCCAACAGGCGTAAGTGAGGTCGACGGTACTGTAGTTGCTATTGCTCAGAACACACTTGATTCTGATGCTGTATCAGCAGGTAACAATCTAAGGATTAAGCTTCTAATATAAACCCAAAGGAGGATATCCAAAATGGATAGACAAAAGCTCGCTGAACTATTTAAAGCAACAGCCGCTATTGACACTCCCGAGGGTGTCGAAGCATATAAGGCGTTTGCTCAGGCACTAACAGTGCCGATCCTTCAGGAGATTCGAGATGCATCCATTATGCGACAGCTATTTGCTGTTGAGCGACTCGCTCCTGGTGCGCAGGCTGTTTACCCAGTCGCGGACGACTTCGAGATCCCAGTATTCGTACTGCCTGGTCTCGGATATATCGCTCAGAACTTCATTGAAGGCGTAGGCGAGGAAGTATTCGTGCCCACCTTCTCCATCAGCGTTTCTGCTGATTGGAAGGTTACTTATGCACGGGACTCTCGCATCGACATTCCCGAGAGGGCTGCTCGAAACTCCGCCCGCGCTATCGCTGACTACGAAGAAGAGTCTGGTTGGAGAGTTATTACTCCAGGTGCTACCACAGCATTTGCCGGACAAGGTCTTCTTGGTGCGCGAGGTGCCCCCATTTACCAGGTACCTACCGGTTCTACCGGTGAGAACTTCCTGTCCAAGGAACTTCTTAACCTAATGCTAGTAGGCTTTAAGCGAACTCGAAGATCCCTAACGGATCTTTACATTTCGCCTGAAGATGCTGCTGACATTCGTGAATGGACTGATACCCAGATCGACCCAGTCACCCGCCGAGAGATTTTCACGGCTGCTGGCCTTGGCCGAATTTGGAACATCAATCTTCACGAGGTATTCCAGCTTGGTGCTTCTGGTCGATTTAACATTAACACCGCTGCTTCTACTTTCGGAATTTTCCAGGTAGACGGCGCTGGTGATTTCAACGATTACACGCCAACTAACGTTAACGAAGTTGACTCTAACGGTGCTGTAACGACCGCAGGTGAGACTCAAGTCTACGGATTTGATCTTTCCGTTAATGACTCTCTAGTGATGCCTGTTCGAAAGGAATTTGAGGCTCATGACGATCCAACCCTACTCCGACAGCAGAAGCAAGGTTTCTTCGGCTGGGAAGAAGTTGGTTTCGCTCTACTCGATTCTCGAATGGTTGCCATTGGAGTTATCGACCGATCGTAATATGATTATATCCTATTGGAGGGGGGCCGTAGGTCCCCTTCCTTTAGGATCCAGAATAATGGGGTATACAATATGGGGAAATACAGTTGCCGATAGGGTCTTGCAACTAGCCCTTGTCGGTTTTTTTGTACAAACACAAGACATTCTAGCCAGGCCTTGGTTTGTCCTAGGTAAAAACATGGTCTCCCCGCCCTGTTACCAAGGTCTGGCACTAGGAGGAAACAATGGTAGTACTATATAACGTAGAAACTCGCACCACCAACAATCTTCTAACTCAAGCCGAGCTTACTACGCTTGGAGTTTCAGACTGGAACCTGGTTAGCGTTATCCAGGAAGGTCTGTCCGTTATCTACATCTTTAGTAAGTAAGGAGTTTTCATGATATTTTCAGCTATTGCTGTTTCCGTTTTAAAATTTCTATCCGCTGTTTTACTAACGGAGGCTCTGACGGAACTCGTTATAAAGTCAGAGATTGCCAAGCCTATTAGGAAATTTATTAAGTCTGGAGGAACTTGGCTAGATACGCTCTTTAGTTGTGGATATTGTTTTTCAGTCTGGGTAGCGGTCGGAGTTGTTTTTCTACTTGGGTTGGCGTATAATTTAACTGGTTGGTATTGGGTAGATCTTACCCTAACTTCAGTTCTAATTCATCGCTTATCCAACTACCTTCACAACTTCAACGATAAATATCTAGATAAATATTACGATACGAGATATATTAACTCGGGCGGTATGCCCGAGGGAGAGGAATAAATTATGAAAGGTTTTGTTAAAAACGAAAGCGATCGGACCTTGTTTGTTTTACAGAGAGCCGTTAATCCCGGATTCTCCCTTAGCTTCGATACCGCATATGAAGTCGTAGGCGAGAAGAGTGGAAAGAAAAAAGGACCTACTTTTGTTAACTGGCTCAGAGAAACTTATTTCAAGAACCCCCTTTGGGCGTTTTACAAAGACGAAGGGGTGGTTTACTTCGAGGAAGAGGCTCTTGGGGCCTCGGCCCGCAAGGGCACCGCGCAGGGAGCTGGTAAGAATCTTATCCGACGAGATGACACTCAAGAAGACAGCAGGGCGCTGGCTCTAGAGATTCTTGATAGTGAGATCGTTACTGCGAAGACCCTCATCGATAAATGTAAAGACAGATCGGTGTTGAAAAAGGCCCTCGCCGCCAGCAAACTACGCGCCGGAAAAGAGGCGCACATGAGACATTTAATTAGGAGATTAGAACAAGTATACTTCTAGAAGGAGGCACCTAGATAAATGTCAGTTCTCAAACCAGTAATAACGTCTGTCCTGCAGGGCACCGTAACCATAACTGTGCTTGATGCCGTAGAAGTAGCGGCTATCTTTGATGAGTTGGTGGTTTACAAGGCCACCTCTGTTAACGGGCCCTTTTCTGAATTAGAGACAATAACCCTAACAGGGGCTGATTCTTATACGTCTCTTGATTTAACTTCGACCCCGTCTACCTACTACAAAGCTCAATACAGCCATAGTACGACGATGGTTACAAGTGTATTTTCGGATCCCGCGCAGGAAACAGGTAATTTTTCCGAATACTCTGTGCCGACATCGACTGCGACCTACCCACCTGAGATAGCCCTTTCTACTCAGGACAGAGAAATCGTTGAGTCTATT